TGAATCGGTGAACAGGGCCAATGCCGAAGCGGGCGACGAGTTCTTCGGGCGGCATATCCTCACTCCGAGGTTGGAACGAATAAAGCAGGCCATCAACGAACGCCTTATTCACCTGGTGGATAAGACGTTATCCCTGGATTATGTCGACCCGACTCCGGAGAATCGCGAATTGAACCTGAACATTGCCGAGCGTGGATACCAGGGCGGATTCCTGACACGTAATGAGTCACGGTCGCTTTTGGGATATGGGGAAACCGACGGGGGTGACGAATACCTGGAGCAGTCAGGTGGCGGCGGATTGATAGGCCTGGAGGCCTCTGGTGGCGTAGTCAAGGCCGCAAGCACTGTCAGGGATGACGAAATAAATGACGAAGAAGATGAGATGGATACAAGTTGGGCCAGGCGGTTGCGGAACGAACGCGCCGGTTTGATTGAGTATATGCGGAGGATAGGCTGATGGTAATTACCAAATTGGAAATCGCAGACATCGACGGGTACGATTGGAACTGGGTCGCAAAGTATGAAGACGAGATTGTCGAGGAATTGATATCGGCTTATTCTGCGGCGTACGTTGCGGAGTTCCCTGGGGTTCCTGGGGTGACGGTACAGCGCATTGCGGGGGAGTGGGCCAGGGAAAAGGCCGCCACAATGATACAGGGGGTCGCAGATACTACCAGGGAGCGGGTTCGCAGTATTGTGGCCGGAAGCATCCTGGAGGGCGCATCCATCGAAACAACGACCGACCTAATTAGTATGGACCACGCGTTCAGTCCTGAGAAGGCCCGAACGATTGCCAGGACAGAAACGGCCATCGCCCTGGGTGAAGGGCAAAAGGGTGCCGCCATATCTCAGGGTAGGGATGAAAAGCATTGGATGACTTCCGGAGCCGCTGACGATATATGCCTGGAGAACGAGAGCCAGGGCTGGATTCCGATTGACACCATATTCGCGGGCAATGTCGACACTGTTCCACAGCACCCGAATTGCCGGTGTGTCGTAAGGTACCGCACGAAGGATATAAGCGAGGATGAAGTCACAACGGTCAGTCCATTATCCTCGGAGCTTATCGAAACGGGGTTGCCCAGGGTTCCTGAGTTTCGATGCGTTGGATGCAACCGGTTACTCGGGAAGGACGTTGCTGATGGTACGAGGATCAAGTGCCGCCAGTGCAAGGCGGAACGCATCGCGTAGACAAATCAGGGGTCCAGGAATAAAGCCCACGAATTAAGTTTCGTGGGCTTTATTTTGTCCAAAACAGGAAATTGGCGTCCGATTTTAGAAATTGCTCAGATATAGGCACGAAATAACTTGACCACCTGTTGACAAGTAGTATTTCCACCTGTATACTTACCTTGTACAAGGTAAGAAACACCAACGAAGGGGGCAAGCAAATGAGATTAGCACTAAACAGCAACCAGAACTTCAGGGAACTAGCCCAGGGCGATATCGTCAACGTTGATATTGCGAACTACCGAAGAGATGGCGACAGAGATCACAAGGGCAACATTATCCGAATTGACCCAAGACTAGCAGAAGCCACCGTAGTCACTGGATGGCAGAAACTGACAATCAGGGTCGGAAGTGGAGAGAAGGTTCATCTCTCGAACGGCGTAGAGATTGCAGTCACCCGACCTAACAGTAACGGCGCAGATAACTTCTGGTTCGGGGCTTCACCATTCTGCCAAGACTACAGAGGCAGGGGCTTCAACGCTTGGAACGTTTCACCTTCCCACAGCATCAACTCTGAGTATGATGCTGAGAATATAACTTGCAAAAAGTGCCTCTAAACCGTCCTGATGATGGGGGGGATGGCTTCCCCCCCGAAACGCTCTCCGGAGCTTCGGCGGAAGCCAAATAAATAAACGAAGGAGACGACAATGGAACAACGGTTTGCTTTAGAACTTGAATACATACGAACTGCATTGGAACTTATCGAAGAGGGGAAAGGCAATATCGTCTATCGGATTGCTGATGGCGGAGATGTAATGAAATCTACCGCAGACGTAAGAATCCATTCTGATGGACGGTCAGAGGGGTATTCTATAGCGAAATGCCTAACCTATGTGGAGCAAATGCTATCGGTGATACCAGTTAGGAATGAACGATGAAGGCGGGCACCATGATGCAATCAGAGTGTCAGCATTGCGGGTATATCGGGCGCGGGGTTGGACCGCGCTCAGGGCATGTCGGCGGCAGGGGTATCGTATGGCGAACGGTCTGCGAAGATTCCGAGGCATGTTGGCGGCGGTGGGATAAAGCCCACCTGGACTTCGATCTGAGGTATGAGAACCTGATAAAGTAGAGATCCCAGGACTGTAAGAAATCACCGCAGAAATGCGGTGATTTTCTTTAAACTGGCGGTTCAGTTTCGAAATTGAGCGTACACAGGCGTGGAATCGACTGGTCAATGCGTTGACAAGTAATGCCCAAACCTTTACAATGTACCTTGTACAAGGAACACAAACACGAAGGGGGAGACGAAAATGGAATACACAAAGATAGCACTCAGAGGAGAAACCAAGCGAACAGCGATAGCACTGAGCGGATGGTGCAAGACATGCGAGCGGATGCACAAATATGGAGAATGTGTGGAAGCAATAGCTGTAACGTTAGAATGTGAGAACGGCCACCAGGTACAGGCAGTAGCGAATCATCCGGAGATCACGGCGCCGGATGCCATCTCGGGGGAGCGGATACAGTTCGGATGGACTTCCAACTGGCACTTCTGCGATGACTGCACCGATTCAACGCTACGTTCGAAGGAATCCCAACAAGCCGGTAAGGCCGAACTAATCCGAATCCTAGAGGGGGCCAACTAATGACATTACTCGAAGCACATACGCAGATAGTCCAGGCGGTGACACTAGGGATCCAGGAAGTTATCACCGAAGCAATCGAACAGCACAAGGTGGAGATGGCAAAACGTAACCGCCAGGTTGGACCCGATGACTACAGGTGGACCAGGGCCCGATAAACCAAAGGGAACGGTCGCCGAGATAACCGACTCGGCTACGCCCCTCGCGAAGATCGCGGGGGGCTTTTTTATTGTGTTGACACGGTAAAAGGTATCGTGGTACCCTTCGGCGTAATTGAATGGCCCAGAGGCTTCCAGAAGCCCATTTGAGCGGTAATACTGCCACCAGTATGTCGACTTGAATGGGCTTTATTTATTGGAGTTTGAATATGCCATACGCGGGGGAACATAGTTGCAGGATTGCACCACCTTCGCAGTTCGAAGAATTTCGAAGGCAGAACAATTGGAAAACAATTGATGGCAAGCGGGTGGATGCCATATGGGGAACCAACGGCGAAGGCACTAATCTTCAGGCCCTGCGATACCCGAAGGGCGATTGGTCTATTGCTGATGCCAGGTCGCATTGCTCAACACAGGAAGGCATCCTATTTGAGCCCGCAAGTTCACCGCAAATAAGGGAGGGTGGAATGGCGCACCGAACGAAGTTTGTACGACCTACAGAAATCAAGATCCTGGACAAAGCCGCCGGTAGGATATCCGCGGTGGTTTCGACCGAGAATGTCGACCGTGACGGGGATATCATCCGCCAGGCTAATTGGGATCTGGATAATTTCAAGGCGCATCCAATATTACTTTCATCTCATAACTATCGGGGTTTGAGTAATCAGATCGGGGAATGGACTGACATACGAGTCGAAGGTAAGGAACTTATCGGAGACGCTCAGTATTATCTGAAGCAAGGGAACGCCGAAGCCGATTGGGGGTTCGTCCTGGCAAGTAAAGGGCGGGCGGCCTTCAGTGTTGGTTTCGTTCCGGATATGTCCAAGGCCAAGACAATCGAAACGGCCGGTAATATGGCCTACGAGTTTCAGGGCCAGGAACTCTTGGAAGTATCCCAGGTGACGGTACCTAGTAACGCTCAAGCATTGCAAAGTCTGAAAGGTGTTGGGCTTCACCCTGAAATCGACACCCTGGTCAATGAGATGCTGAGCGACTTTGGGGATGAGATCAAGGAAGTGGCGGACGAAGTGGTTGAAGAAACCGAAGAAGCCACCGAACGGATCTGGATCAGTGACGAAGATAGGAAGGCATTTGCCAGGGAAATCGCCGAGATCGTCAGAGATGACGTTCGGGCGATGATGCACTCATTTATGCACACGCATCCGAAGGAATCGCCCAAGCCCGTCGACGCCATTGTCAGGGAAGCAATACAATCAAGATTCGGAGGTAAGTAGTAATGTCGGAGAATATCAAAACACAAGCTGAACTGGAGGATATGCTCAACGAGGGAACGCTCAACGAGTATATCGAGCATAAGGTTGCCGAGCAAGTCGGCACAACGGTGAAGGACCAAATGGATGAGGCCTTCAATTCCGGTGCTATATCTCGACCGCCAATGGCCGAGGAAGTAGCGGTACAGTCCAAGGCGTTCCGCCAGGGCGAAACGGTAGATCCTGAAACAGCACTCAAGCGGGAAGCCCTTGCAATGGATGGGCAATTCGCAACTTTCGGAGAGTTCCTAACAGCTATAGCCCCTAGCACGATACAATCCCGCGGGGTAGATCCAAAAATAAAGGTTCTTGGGGAAGGCCAAGGCGATCAGGGTGGTTTCTTAATTCCTGATGCCTTCACAACGCAACTTCTATCCCTGGCGTTAGAAGATGCAGTTGTAAGGCCACGGGCGTTCCGGCTCCCGATGAGTTCATTGAACTTGAGTCTACCAACCATAGTAGACACGACCCATGCAACCAACGTGTTCGGTGGTGTTCGTGGTTACTGGACCGCAGAGTCC